ACCATAAGTTTTGGTTGAATCAGAACGTAGGTGTGACGAGTCCTGTGCCACCAATCTTGGCCCAAGCATTGGGGTAGCGGTTGGCGGTGTAGGCGCTGTATCCGTAGACCACAGCAAGCACATCGAGTTCTGCAGCCTTCGGCTGGTCAAAACGCAGGTACATGGGCGCACCAGCGTCTTCCCACAGGTGAAGTTCCTGCAGGTTTCCAACAAAAATCGTGTCTTCGTTGGTTCCAGCACCCTGCACGATCGATACGTTGGCATCCGTGATGATCGGAAGACCAGCGATCTCGTATCTGCTGTTGCCGTAGACAGCACCAGAACCAGCAGCAACACCATTCTGGCTGCGTGGCGCAGGCACAACCAACGGACGGTTGCTGGTGTCAAGCGCAGCCATGATGAAGGCAAGACGACGAGGATGCATGACGATGACGTTCGGGCCTGCGAAGAACGTGGTCTGCACCTTCTGGATCGCATCCATCAACTTGGGATACAACTCAGCGACGCTAGGCGAAGCATCCGTGTAGGTGACTGACTGTCCAGTGGAAGCGAGCAGTTCAGCGACCACAGCAGCATCAAGCGTGGTGTGGTACGAAGCAATCAGATCGTTCATCACGATGGCATCGACACCAGTTCCACGCTCAAGAGCCTGCCGTGAAACAGTCTGCTGACCTGCGATGGTTCCGACCGAAATATCCAACTTGGTGTCATCCATGTTGGTTTCCGAAACGGCAGCACCTTCAGTCTGCGCAGCAGTCGAAGAGCCTGTGGTGATCTTGCTGATCGAAATGGTCAGACCAGATGCCGGAAGCGGATGCTTGCGTGCAGCGTCAGCGACTGGACGACCTGCACGAGCGAAGGGTGCAGCCAGATCAGTCAGGAACTGCGGAACGACCAAACCAGCAAAGTTGGCGCTGGTGACATCACGACGTTCGATGCGCTCTTCATTCATGTGGCGAGCAAGACGATCTTTCGCCTCGAAATCGCCATTGAACTGCGCAGCAAAGGCATCAGCCAGGAAGTTGTTGGGCGAATGCTTTTCGTAGGTGCGGGCTTCGCTCTTCACTTCGACCACAGCGGTGTTCTTGCGAAGTTCGGCAGCCTCGCGACTGCGGGCCTCGAGATCCTGGTGCATCTTGATGGTGGCATCAAGATCGGCAGCGCTACGCAGCGACGCAGCAACCTTTTCGTCTTCATCGGCAGTCAGGTCACGACCTTCAGCCTCTGCGAGCGAAACCAATTCCTGTGCTTCAGCGAGAAGCGCAGAACGCTTCTCAATCAGATTCTCAGACATGGACATTTTGCATTTTCCTTCGTTTGTGAGTGATTGATTGTGGCTGAGTGATCAGCACAAGTGACATTCAGTCGGCTTTGTGATCGGCTCGCATTTGCATCAACTGAATCTGTCGTTTCCGAAGATTCAAAGATGTGTTGTTTGGGACTGTAACAGTCTCCGTATTATTTCTGGAACGCAATTCGGCAACCGTCTGCTCATAGGCAGGGTACGTCACCACGCTGACATCAAACAGTTTCACTTCACGCAATTCTCGAGTTCGCTTGTCCTGTGACCATGAATCCTTCACGGTCTCAAACGCAAAACTCATTTGGCTGATATCGCCACGACGCAGAGCAGACATGATCTTTGCTGCATCAGGGTTGGTTTCATCCAACTGCGCTTCAATGCGCAAACCAAAATCATCCTCTTCAAGAGTGAGCGTGCCTGACTTGCTGCGTGCCAACGGCACGCCTTCGTGGTCGATCAACAAACGCACATCAGCGCCATCCTTGATCGTCTTGCGGAATGCGCCACGCTTGACAAATTCCGTCCAAGGCAACGGCTCGCTAGGCGAATCGAAAACGGCTGCGTATCCCACCAGCCTGTTGCCTTCCGGCGCAGCACGCATCTCAAGATTCGTATATGCAATGCTGCGATTGTTCTTCTCTGCGATCACCCATGACTTCGGAATGCACACCTGCGCTTCGACTTCAACGTGCAAATGATCAGCATGGTCATATTCATCTTCAGAATCTGCCAGCAGGCTCTGACCAGGCATTTCGTCTTCACTCATGCCATCTTCGACAATCTCGCCATCGACCACGACCATCTGCCGTTGCTCATCGAGTTGTTCCACGACGCTGTTTGCGTGTTCCATCGTTCTCCTTGCACCAGTCTTTGTGCCATCACTTCCCCACAAGAGATGCGCCACATAGCCTGCTGTGATCGTGTTGTCATCGATTGCATCTAAGTCAATCAGATGCCGTGCTATCCAAGGGCCGATCTTGCGCCACTTGGCTTCAGACACAGAGCCTGCAGCCATCTTGCGTGCGTCTTCAACAGTCTGTGGACGCAATCCATCACCTGAATACCCTTCAGCGTGAAGTTCCAAGCCTTTCCTGGCTGCGTCACGCATGAACTTGGGTGGTGTGAGATTGACTGCACGAACTTCACCAATCATTTCTGAATCTTCGGCAATCGAAATGGCGATGGCTTGGTCGATAGCGTCTTGCTTCGTTTCGTGACAGGCAATGGTTTCTGCTTGTCCACTCGAATTGATCTTGACTGTTGCCCATCCTGCGCAATTGTCTTGTGAGTCGCTGATTCCGTAAGGCATGATCAGTCCACAGGTGGGATAAGAACTCTGAGATCGATGCTTTTGCCTGCTTCAGCAATGCCATAAAGCGTGTCATTGATACCAAGCACACGCTCAACTGGTGCTGTGTGCTTGAGAGTCGGAAAGCCTTCCTCAACGCTGACATCTGATCCACCAATATAGAGAGTTTCGTTGGTGTTGTTATGCAACCAAATAGCACGATGGATGTTGTCTGCTGCGATTAGCAGAGTGGCTGTGTCTGTGACTGTGACTTTGTATGCGTTCACTCTGGCTTCTCCGCATCTTCACCCAAAAATGGTAGGTCTGGTGTTCCTGCCATTGGCGCACCTGGCAGGTTCATCACGAATCTGTCGCCACCCTCGTAAGGTTCACGATTCTCGATGTGTCGTGCTTCGTTGGGTGTGAGCATCCCACTAGCAATCTGGATCTGTGATGCTTTGACTCTGGTGGACAGGTCTGCACGCATGAATTCATCTGCATTGAAATGCAGACGTTGGTTCGCAGGCACTAGATCGCTGAATGCGTCTTCGAGTCTGCGCATCCAGGGAAGCAGCGTGTGGCGCACGAAGATGATGCCTGCAGACTCAACATTTTGATAAGTCTGTGTGTCGCCACCTGTGCCAAGGATCAGGTGCATGGGGATGCGATAGAAGCGTGCGATTTCACGAACGATCTGCTCACGATGAGCCATCGTGTCCATGTCGGCTGCGCTCGCTGTAATGGGCTTCCACTTGAGTCCACCTGTGAGAACGGCAGGACGACGACGTTTGTAGTGTGTATCCACCCAAGTATCACGCAGAATCTGTGCCTGCTCTGCAGTTAGTTGGCTGTCAGTTTCGATCACGCTTCCAGGTGTGCCACCATCCCCGTACCAGGCAGACAGGAAGCGATTGATGGCGATGTCAGTTCCGATGATGTTGCGCAATGCGTCCATTGGCGCAATGCCGTTCACCTGATTGGGCATACGAAGCCAAACCAGTTTTTTGATAACTGTGCTGTCGTATGTCTCTTTGCCGATTTTGTAGGTGGTCGTTCCATCGTCTTCGATGCGCTCATGCACCTTGTTGGGGTGGATGTTGCGCAGTTCGAGTGGATACGCACCACGCATGGGTGACCACCAATAGGCGACACCATAGATGGCGAGCGTGGCAACTGTTTGCTGAACGAAATCGAACATCAGTTGTTCGTCATTTGGTCGTTTGAAAACGATTGGTGTGGACAGGTTCTGCCATCGTCCACCACGATCCTGCTGCAGGTGCAATGTCATTGTGGCAACGCTGTCAGCAAGCAGGGTGATCGCTGATGCTGCAGCGCTACTGGTGAAAATGGTGGATTCAGATACCACTTCACCTGAGTAGTTGCCGAAGACAGGTCTGGCAGTTATTTGGTTGGGATCAATGCTGGTAGGCAGCGCTCGTTTTTCTGATCTAAAAATTGCCATCAGTTAGCCTCGCACGCAACGACGATCAGCGCACCTGCAGCGATCAAGGCTGCTGCAACGCTGATCATGCCAATGCCAATACAGAACACACCTGCACCAATAACTTCCGTGATAAAAGTGATTCGCTGCTTCATGCAATCACCATACTGACTCGATGCTAGGCGATACCGTGTTAGTGGGTCGTCTGGTGGCTCTGTCTAGCGCCATGCACAAAGCAATTGCAGCGTCGATCTTGCGTTTGCTTTTGCCTTTGCTCAGTCGCCATCCGTTATCTGTCATGCGTTGCGCTGCTGAAAGCACCTGATCTCCATAGGTGGGGGAACCATTGTGAACGACCTTGCCAGAAACGATCTGGTCGTATGCGTTGCCACAGGCAGGAATCATGCGCTGTGATGACTGTGGGAATTCCAGCATTGGTAGTCCATCGTCCATGAGCGCTTCAGCGCTGCGCTGGAAAAACGCTGGATCATAAGCAAATTCTTTTACCTGATATGTGTTGTGCAGGTAACGCAAATGCGCTTCGACATCAGCAATATCAATGGCCTCCATGTCGGGATGCCAAATCTTCGCATCTGTATGAATCGTGCCATCCTCTTTGGGTTGGGCAACCACGATGGCAATGCTGTCGTGCTTTAGCGCCATGTCGATCCCCACAAAACAATCATCTTCCGTGTTGATCTCGAGCGCACCTGTGCATTGTTCCCATGCGCCAATAGGCAACCAAGATTCTTGACTACGCACCCATTGATTCAGTCGATACCGTCTAAAAGCCATCTCGCTTGTCTGCCGTGATGAAACTTCCATGTCTTCTCTGTCGATCAGACCTAGCGCCAGGTTGGGATTCGCACGATTCCATTCAGTTTGATCATCAATGGCGCAATCTGATTTCGCTTCCCACCAATAGAAACCAAACGCATCATCAGGGATTTCCCCTGCCACCACGCTCTTTCCATACTGGTACAAACGTCCAGCAAGCGATTGCAGATCGAAGCCTGCAGTCGTAATCGCAATGGTGATTGGATCGATTCGTGCGCCGGAACCAAGCGTTAGCGCATCCCACAGATCATCATTGTGCTGAACGTGCAACTCATCGAACACCACCATCGATGGGTTCAAGCCCTGCTGCAATTTGCCATCGCTCGAAAGCACACGGTAGACACCACCAAACCTGCGAACTTCGATTGCGTCCCTGTATACGTTGCATTCATTCGACAGGATTGGACTGGCAAGGATCTGCTGTCTGGCTTCATTGAACACGATACGAGCCTGCTGCCTGTCACCTGCTGCCGAATACACTTCAGCGCCAGGTTCACCAGCAAAAAGCCCATACAGCGCCAAGGTAGAACCAAGCAACGATTTGCCTTGCTTGCGTGGCAAACCAATCAGCGCACGACGATAACGAAGTTTGTTGTCTTCTCTGCGCTCGAGAAGCGCACCCAATAACCATTGCTGCCAATCAGTAAAGATCAAAGGCTGACCAGCACGAACACCTTTCGTGGTGAAAAGCATTTCAGCAGCAAACTGCGCCACCAAATCACCATCAGTAATCTTCGATCTGCGTTTGGTGAAAAAGGTTGGCTGCCACGCTGCCTTAGGCTTGATTGCGCTTCGCTGCGACTCGCTCACGGAATTCATCTAACGGATCAGCCTGCGCAGAGAAAGTCCCCAACCTGGCACGATCCGTAGGTGTGAAGCCCAACTGCGCAAGACTTTGCGTGATCTGCTTTTCCAGCATTCGTAGCGCTGCACGATCTCTCCAATCCAAACCACTTCTGAACAGACGTTCACGCAAAAGCGCACGCTCATCAGTCTGCTCACAAACAATCATCGCCAATTCGACATCAACAGAATTCAACCAAGGTGCGCCACTTTCCCAAATCATGCGCCACAACTTCGCACCAGGGCCATCCGTGTCATTCGCACCACGCATCAAAGGTCTGTGTGGCTCAGGCATCCGCTGCACAGGCAACGCTTGAACAGCAGCCAACGCAGGCAACTTCCGTTTGCCAGGATTGCCAGTCCGAACTTTCTGCTCAACAGGTTTTGGTTTGCGTCCAGTAGTCGCCATCGAGCGCACGCTACTTCAAAAACGAATCAAACAACAGGACATGATTGAAACATCAACAATCTTGTTTGCGCAGGTCAGATGTGCTTTCAAAAAAATCTAAAAAAACCTAGTTGAAACGCTGATCCCAAACGTCTTCCAAACTAAGAGACAACGAAAGGATCAACAATGACAATCAACATCAATATTTGCTGCAACGAAGCAGTATCAGACGAATGCGCAAATGAAGAAGCGCTAGGTGGGCGCACGCTCACAGACGCACGCTTTTGGGCAAGACGATCTGGCTGGACAATCAAACGTGGTGGATACGCAATCTGTCCAGAATGCTCATGGGAACTGGAACAGGAAAAAGAACCAAACGAAACAGCATGACCACGCACATCAAGAACGCTGTTGGCGCTCTCCATAGACACGCACCACAGTCACACAATCCAGCGTTTCACCCAACTGCTCAAACTGCGCACGCTCGTCATCATCCAACGGAACGAAACCATGAAACCAACACACAGCATCAGAGATCCAGCCATGCGATCTCCCCTGCTTCAACCAAGCATCAAAATCTGTCATGTTCCCTGCTTTCTAAAGATCGATCCCAAGTCAAATCCCCCCACCCAAAACGAATCCGTTTCGCGGTTGCGTCTAAAGAGA